CCGCTGGCTCACTCCGTACCACGCCGAGATCCAGGATCTGATCCCCGGAACGCTGACGGTGCTGAAGGCCCAGCTGCAGCGCTTGATACTCGTCGGTGGCGGCGGCGACACGCTCGACATGCTGCGCGTGGTGCGCGCGCTCGGTCTGGTCATGGGCTGGGCGCAAGGTAAGGCCGAAGGCGAAGAGAGCTCGCCGATCAGGCGATTCACAGGAACGATGGAGGATCTGCTCGTTGTCTACCGGCAAATCACGGCAGGCGATGCTGACAATTCGGCCTCGTAAGCTGACCAAAGCGGAACAACGGGCTCTGGCTCATCGCGACCGTCTGGTACTCGAGCATCTCGAGTGGGCGCGCGGGATCGCTGCCAAGCTGGCGCGCCGGCTGCCGACCTGGTTCACTCCGGAGGAACTGGTAGGACCGGCCGAGATCGGACTGATTGAGGCGGCCTCACGCTACGACGCGACGAAGAACGACAACTTCCGCGCCTATGCGCAGCGGCGAGTCTTCGGCAGCTGCATCGGCGCGATCCGCCGGCGGGAGTATCGCGAGCGGTCGCACTTCGAATTGGAGGATGTCCACACGTCCACCGCGCCCATGCCGGATGTCGAGGCGCAGGCGGCTATCACTCGCCAGCAAATGTGGGATCGGGTGCGCGAACTGCCGCCGGCGAATGCGCGGGTGATTCGAGCGCACTATCTGGCGGGCATGACGCTGGTCGAGATCGCCGGCAGGATGGGCGTCTCAGAATCGTGGGTGTGCAGGCTGCATCGCGAAGGCCTCGCCATGCTCCAGGGTCGCTGCGCGGACCTCAAGGACCTGGCTGCATGATAATCACGATCCGGTTTGGTGAGCGCTCCATACGCTTCGGCAAGCGTCATCACTTCCGGTCTTGCCTTCGCAAAATTTCCTACCGTCACAAGGAAACCGCGTGCCGTGTAGCGATCGCGATGGAGGAGAAGACCGGCCGGAAATTTGACGTTTACGAGTGCGTGGCCTGCGGCGAATGGCACATCGGCAAGGCGGCAGCATGACCTCCGACCTCACCCCCGCGGAAGTAGCGCAGATGCTGCGCGGCTTCACTGACCACGTCAAATTCTGCGAGCACCTCAAGATCCGTAACAAAGACGGGCTAGCGGTTCCCTATCGCAATTCGCACGCCGGCATGAAGCTGCACCGCTCCATCCGGAAGCAGGAACTGGCAGGCGTTCCGGTTCGCCAGGTGTGCTTGAAAGCGTCGCAGGTGTGGATGTCGAGCTCCGCGGCGACCGAGATCTTCCACCGCGTGCCGTTCTTTCCCGGCCGACGCGCGTTGGTGCTCGCCGACAGCGTGGTTCACGCGAACCTGGTCTTCGAGTATTACACCCAGTACATCAAGTCATACGCAGAAAATCCCTTCGGCGCCGAATGGGACGCGGCCATCAATCTCCCAGAGCTCATCAAAGACACCGAGCGCTGGATCCGGTGGGCCAACGAATCATCGATCCTGGTAGGCACCGCGGAGAATCGCGACATCGTCCGCTCGGCGCCGTTCAACTGGCTGCACTTCTCCGAGGCCGCTTTCTACGGAGGCCTCGGGCAGTTGATGACGGGCGCCATGCAGCGCGTGCCGAACTCGGCCGACTCCGGTGTGATCATCGAGTCGACGGCCAACGGCCAGGGCGGCGACTTCTACGACCTGTGCCAGCTCGCGATGAGCGGCCGCTCGGGCTGGGGCTTCGTCTTCTTCGGCTACTGGGAGCATCCGGAAAATTCAACGGATCCCACACAGCTGGGCTACAAGGACCTCGCGGCGTTCCAGCGGTCACTGACCAAGCAGGAGTGGCAAGAGCAGCGCAAATACAACCTCACGCTCAAGCAGCTCGCCTGGCGCCGATTCACGCTCGAGACTTCGTGCGAAGGCAAGCTCACGCGCTTCCAGCAGGAGCATCCAGGCAACGCGCAGGAGGCCTTTCTCACGAGCGGCCGCACCATCTTCGACATGGAGGCGGTGGGACGTCTGGCGGCGATCGCGGAGGCGCCCAAGGGCAAGCTCGAGGTCATCGACGCCGGCGTGGAGAAGCGCGTCGTCTTCATCCAGAGCCAGGACGGCCGCGGCGAGCTCACCATCTACCGGATGCCGCAAAAGGGCGGCCACTACATCATCGGCATCGATCATGCGGAGGGCATCGATCCCAACGCCAAGGCAGGGTCGAGCGATCCGGACTGGTGCTCGGCGAGCGTCGGCGACGCAGACACCGGCGAACAGGTCGCCAAGCTGAAAGAGCGCTACGAGCCCGGGCCATGGGCCGAGCGGATCTACTGGCTCGGCAAGTTCTTCGAGTGGGCGTACCTGGTCCCTGAGCAGAAGGCCGTCGGAAAGGCTGTAATCGGCGCCCTGCTCGAGCGCAACTATCCGCTCGAGCTGATCTACTCGCGGCAGCGCGAGCCCTCCGACCGGCGGCCGGCGCTATTGCAGGAGCTCGGCTACGAAACCAACAGGATCACGCGGCCGGTGCTCATCTCAGGCCTCGAAACAGCACTGCGTATGGGAGCGATCCAGATCCACGATCCGGAGACGATCCAGCAGCTCCGCGAATTTGTGCGGAAACCGAGCGGGCGCGAGGAAGGCATGAAGCACGACGACGATGTGCTGGCCGAAGCGCTGCGCGTGGAGGGACACAGGTATGCGGCGAGAGCATTCGTTTATCGAGACAGCCTACAGCAGCGAGGCGCTGAGAGCTGGAAGGCCCGAAAGTACGGATCACGAACCGACGATGACGATGACTGACGGCTGGCTATATCTGCTCGCTCTGTTCCTTTCGCTGGTGCTGTTGGGCCTGGGGCAGTTGTACCTGTTGGGTTGCTCTCTGTTTGTGAGCGCTGCGCTGGCGGTGGTCGAGCCGCGGAAGGGTCTGTGCATGGCTGTGTGGCTGCTGGGGCTGTCGCTGGTCTACCTGAAGCGGTGGGAAATGCTGGTCTTCGGCGCCATGCTCAGTGCCGCCTATATCGCGGCGATTGTGTTCATGAGGGAAAGATGAAATACCTGCAATCGAGTTTCACGATGGAGCAGTACAAGCCGAATCCGGACATGTGCTGCGAGGCCTGCGTGTTTAAACGCGGCGAGCACTCGGAGTGGTGCGATAAGGCGAAAGAGGCCCAGCGGGTCGCCGAACGATCGGTCATATCTGTGTTCACGATCCGCATGCCCAAGTAATCGTTTCGCCGGCCGGCGGCGATAAACCGGGCAACTCTACTTTGTTACCTCCTAAGCTGGCCCGCCCCGAAAGGGCGGGCCTCAATCATTTGCGGCCTCACGGCGATAACCCGACGTGAGAACCGATGCCTAAATCCTTCCAGATCCGCGTTCCGGAATCCGAGCAGCAGAAGCTCATCGACCGCATCGAAAACGACTTTTTGACCGACAAAGCCTCGCATCAAACCTGGAGCGAGCGCTGCCGGAAGTGGATGCAAAAGTGGGAGACGCGAGTCGAGCGTCCGGCCGCCGGCGACGAAGGCAAGCCCAACCAGACGGTTCCGCTGATTCAATGGCAGGTGTTCAACAAGCTCGCCCGCGACATGCAGAGCTTGCTCGGCGACGAAGCGGCCATCACGGCGCGCGCCACCGGCCCCGCGGACGCGCGGAAGGTTCACAAGATCGGCTGCTACATGACCTCGCGGGTGTTCGACCAGATGGAAATTATCAACCCTCTGGCCATCTTCGAATTCCGCCGCATTTTGTTTGGTCATGCGGTAGCGTACAGGCCCTGGTGGAAACGCGAATTCACCACGCTGCACAACGGCAAGCCGAAGCGCGTATGCGACTACGAAGGCCCGGGCTTCTTCCCTCTCGAGCCGGACGATCTGATGGTGCCGGCGGAGCGGGGCGTCACCAACATTCAGGAATTCAGCCACACGATGCGCCGGGTGCGGTACACGGTTGACGATCTGCAGCGCGGCGACGGCACTCTGTTCCAGGGCACATCTGACCCAGACTTTGTGCGGCAGCTGATCGCCTGGGCGAAAAACGGTGACATCAGCAACGACTACACCATGGTCGGCATGGATCCGGTCCGCACCGAGCGCGAGCGGTCCGAGGGTGTCGACTACGACTCCTATGTGTTTGGCCGGCGCGGCATCTGGGTGTGGGAATGGTACGGCGCCTGGCGGCCGCTGAAGAAACACAAGCGGGAAGCTGAGGTGGACGACATCGAGAAGCGGCTGCCGTATGAGGCCGACTGGGTAGTGCGCTACATCCCGGGCATGCGCAAGATCGTGGGCGTACAGGATCTGCTCGAGCTCTATCCGAAGATGCGCAAGCGGCGCCCGTTCGTTGAGAGCACTCTCATCAAAGACGGCACCTACCGGCCCAAGGGCTTTGGCGCCCTGCTCGAGGACCTCGAGGATGATGCCACCGCCAATTCGCGGCTGTTCAGCGCCGCCGGCGAGCTCTCCGTCTGGCCGATCATTTTCTTCAAACCCGGGGGCGGCTTCAATCAGAAGACTTTCAAGCTCGAGCCCGGCATGGCGATCCCGACCGAGGATCCGGCCAGCGTCAACGTCGTCAAGATCATGCCCAACCTGGAGTATGCGACGGCCCGCCAGCAGGACATCTTCGCGACGGCCGAGCGCGTAACCGGCATCACCGATCAGTCGATGGGGCGCGCGATCGACAGGCCCAACGCACCCCGCACCGCCACGGGCCAGCTGGCGCTGATCGAGGAGGGGAACATCCGCGCCTACCTCGACAGCACGATTCTACGCGAGGACATGGAACAAATCATCACTGACATTTGGGATCTGGACTGTGACCTGGCGCCGCGGACCGAGCCCGGCATCTTCTTCCGCGTGACCGAGCAGCAGGCGAACGGGCTGTTCGATGTGAAGTCCGGCGGCAGCTTTATGACAGCGAAGGAATTCGGCGGCCGCTATGACTTCCGCCTGAAGTTCGCGACGTCGGTATACGCGCGGCAGGCCAAGAAGCAGGAACTGTTGGCGTTCTACGGGATCTGCATGCAGAACCCGCTGATAGCCCAGAATCCCAAGGCCCTCTGGACGCTGCTGAACCGCCTGGCGATCGAATTCGGCATCACTGACTTCGACACCCTGGTACCCCCGCCGCCCGATCTCGACGCGCCGCAGACTCCGGACCAGGAATGGAACCGGATGCTCGAAGGCGAGTCGGATGTTGTTCCGAACCCGATGGACAACGACCAGCTTCACCTGGTCAAACACCAGATCCAACTCGAGGAAGCGCAAAAGGACCCTGACAAAGACGGTCAGGCTATCAGCTTCCTGATGAAACACATTTTGGAAACGCACCACCAGGTGCGCACCAAAATGCTGATGCAGGCGCTCACTCAAAAACTGATGCTCCAGATGTCCGGCCAACAGCAGCCGGGCATGCAATCCTCGCCGCTGCAGCCGCAACAGTCCGCCCCGTTCTCCCCGCAGGCGCCTGCATCAGTAAGTCCGCAACAGGCCACCGGCGATATACCGCCGGGACCAATGCAGGCTGGAGCTTCGATGGCTCCGCAGCCGCATGACGGGATGTTGTGATCGAACCCCGATACACCACCGAGGATCTGGACGCGATCGAACAGCTGGTAAGCGATCGGGAGCGGCTGATCTTCGCTCACGTCGAGCAGCAGCTCGAACGCCGGCGTAAGGAGTTGGAGCAGCTGGCCACTCCCGAATTGACTGCGTATCTGCGCGGGCAGATTGCTGCCATGCGGATGGTTTTGGATTTGCCGGTGAACCTCCATGAGGGGATCCGGAACGAATTGAAGGAGAAACGACGTGGCAGGTAAACATCCCGGTTTCGCCGGAGCAGAGAAGCAGATCGAGGCCAAAGAGGGCCTGGACAAGAATGCGGCCGGCGCCATCCTGGCCAGCGCTGCGCGCAAGGCCTCGCCGGCGGCCAAGAAAGTTAACCCACGGCTCGCCCGCGTGAAGCCGGCCAAGAATCAGCCGAAGAGCCAGGCGCACGGCATCATGCGCCAGATGCTCGACGGAGAGAAGTGCTAGTGGCCCCCGCCATGGCCCCCGGGGCCCAGAACAAGGTGCTGCAGGTCTGCCCCCGCTGCGGCTTCCTGATGGAGTTCGATTCGAAGAGCTGCGACAACCCGCGGTGTGGATCGGGCGATATCAAGGCAGTGCTCGTCACCTTCAGCCCGCAAAGGAAAAAATCGTGAAACTGTCGCTTTCGAAAGCCCTCGCCGCCATCGAGGGACTCTTCACCTCCGGAAAGGCCCAGGCGGCCATTCAGCAGGCAGCGTCTCTGGTCGAGATCGCGCTGCCGATCGTGCAGGACCTCGACGCCCTGGCGCCCAACAGAACGACCGAGCAGGTGATCGCGGCCGCAAAGACACTACTTGCGACCGAGAAGAGCCTGCAGCCAATCCTGACCCAGGCCCAGACCAGCCCGACTGGCGCGCTTCTGTCGCTCGCCACGGCTCTTCTGGAGAAGAACCTGCCGGCGGCGAAGGCTGGCGTCGCAACGAACGTCCTCAACACGGCCGTACAGCTCGCCGTCACAGCTGCACACGCCTAAATGTCCTGCGGGGCAATCCTGAAAATCTCAGCGTCGGTCGCGCTGCTGGCGACCGCAGGCTGCCTGTGTTCGCTCCTCCTCACCATGCGGAGGACCGCCGCGGAGCTGCCGCGGATCGCGGCCGAGACGCGCGACCAGGTGCTCTCGACCGTCAATGTACGGCTCGACAAAATCAGCGGACAGACCGACCGGCAACTTAACGCGCTGCGCGTCCAGGTTTTGCGCGAAACCAGCGCTCAGATCACTGCGACTCGCGACCAGCTATTCGAGTCGGTCAACGGCAGGGTCGGAGACACGCTGCAGAGGGTCGATCGGGCACTTGCGGACGTGGAGAGCTTGCAGAAGGGCCTTGCGCCCACGATCGCAAATGCGGCCGCCATCAGCACCCATGTGAACAGCATCGCGTCGCACGTTGACGACGCACTCCCGCAATTTACGGACTGCGCCTACCTGGACGAAGCCGGTGAGCCGATCGGCGGCAACCCGGACTGCGTCTTCAATCGATTCCAAGGGACCAGCAAAGCCATCGAGAGGATGGCGATCGCGGGCGCCGCGGCGGCGCCGCAGGTGGCCACTTCGGTCCAGCACATCGCTGACAGTGCGGACGGGATCGCGGCCGATGCCAAGAAAGAAGCCGATCTGATTTTGGCGCCGAAGACGTTTAAACAACAGCTGCTCGACTACCTCAAGCTGGCTGCCCTCACGGCGCACTACCTGTTCTGATGACCAACTTCCTGAATGCGCTGTTTGTAGGGCTGGCCAACCTGTTGGAACGGGAGGCCGGCTACAGCATTATCAGCCTGTTCCTGATCCTGGGAGGCGTCCTGCTGATCGATGGCGCCCAGGCGCGCGGCCAAGTCGCCCACGACCTGGTCGTATTCGGCCTCGGCGTCCTTTCGCGTTCGATGGGGAGCAAGAAGCCCGCATGAACCTCACCCGACTGAAGAGACTCACAGAGGCCGCGGAAGGTCGCGTCGGCCACTTCTACCTCGATACGGCCGGCCACGTCACGGTTGGCATTGGCCACCTGGTGGCCACCATCGATGACGCGATCAAACTGCGCCTGGAGCCGGCGGCCGCCATCTGCGCGGACTTCCGGCGCGTCAGTCAGGCCGAGCCCGGGTTGGTTGCGGAAGCATACGCCCATCTCTGCGAGTCGCGGATGGCCGATCAGGACATCGAGGAGCTGCTCGATCGCGACATGCAGGCGGTCCTCGATCAGATCCCGACAAAGTTTCCGAAGTTTCACACATGGCCGGACGGGCCGCAGGAGGCCACTTTCGACATGGCCTATAACGTCGGCATCGGATTCGGCCGAAAGTTCCCGCACCTCGCCCTGGCGCTGCAGCTGGGCGACTGGAGGGCCGCGGCGGCGCAGTGCCACCGTCTGCCTCCGATCTCGGACGAGCGCAACCAGCGCACCGCGGCGCTTTATCTCTCAGGGGTGCAGGCGTGAGCGCAGGCGTGATCATCATCGCCGAAACCTGTCCATACTGCCGGAAGGGGCGCAGCCCTCTCGATTTCGTTCGCTTGACGGCGATGAAGATCTGCCACTCCTGCTACGAGCGGCACCTGAAAGCGCTCGAGGGGCTCTCGAGCGGGCAGTACCTGGCCGGCTGTTCAGAGTGCGACCGGTCAATTGAGGACATCAAGGCCATCCAGGGTGGCGGCGATAACGGAGTGAGAATGGTGATCCATTACGAGAATGGCATTTACCGGCCTATGTGCGTCGAGTGCGATCGCACCTACGTGCCGAAGCGTGCCGATCTCTATGCGGACACCGAATTCTGGAAGCAAAGAGGTCTGTAAAAATGGAAACGGAAGTCACCCCACAGGGTGCTCAACCGTCCGGTGCGGGTGACAAACCCCAGGGCGGAAGCGGTAAAGGCGGAGACGAGAAGGTATCACTCAGCAGGGCAGAATTCGAAGCGTTGCGGCGGGACCGCGACGAAGCCCGCGAGAGCGAAAGATTCTGGGCAGCCCGGGCGCGCAGCGGCGATCAGCCACAGCACGCCGAAGAGCCCGAAGAGATGGTCGAGACGGCCGACCTCATTCCTGATGTCACCGGCGACCAGAGCGTCGACGAGGCCATCTTCAACGACCCCGACAGGTGGGCTGAGGCCATTTCGAAAGGCCCCGCGGCCATCAAGGCCTTCATCAAGTCGCAGGGTCTGATCACGGGCAGCGAGGCGGCTGAGATCGCGGCCAAAGTGGCGCGGCGCACGGTGGATGTCGAGCGCGGCAAGATGTCGAGCGATGCCGCCATCATGCGCGACTTCCCGGGCCTGGCCGATCCCAAGAGCGAGTTTTTCAAAGCCACCAGCGCAGAGCTGAAGAAGTTTGTCGCGCTCGATCCGCGGGCGAAGAACTCACCGGCAACGCTGTATGCGGCGGCCGAGACGGCCAAGGCCAAACTGGAAGCCAAGCAGGCGGCCGATCGCCGGCGCGGCCGCGACGATGAGGACGACGACCACTACGACCGGTTCGAACGCGACGATGAGCGCGAGGCCGATCGCCGGGCCCGTGCCGATGCGCAGGATGGCACGCGCATCCGCAACCGCGGCACCGAAGACGACTACGAAAACACGCTGGGCCCCGAAGCGCGCGAAACCATGCGCCAGATGGGCGTGACCGAGGAAGAGTACAAGGCGAGCGTGAAGGAGCTGCGCGGCTCGCGGCCATCCCGCGGGAGGCGAGCATAAATGGCGCGCAAAAAGAAGCTGGATCCGGCGCCGATCGCGCCGGAGCAGCAGGATATTTCCACTGACATACAACCAGAGCCCGCGGGCGCAGAGAGCGCTCCTACTACGGATGTCGGCCCCTCAGGTCAGTCCGACGCCGCGGGCATAGCTCAAGACCGGCCGAAGATCTGGACGGTAGATGAGCTTCTCGAGGAGTACTTCCCCGGGGCGACGAAAGTGTCTGGTGGCGTGCTGGCGGGCCTTCAGAGAGAGATGCGCCGGCGCAATCGAAAAGCGGAGAAAGGTTACTGAAGTGGCGAAAAAACTCATGAGCGCGGGCGGCATTGGAGAGTCGAAGATCTTCGCAGCCCCCAAAGATACGTTTGAAGAGAACCCGATTCTGAACCTCCACGTCGCCGGCACCCTGGTGCGTGATCTGCCCGTCGAGATGCACAGCCGCATCGTGTATCAGCAGACGGACGAAGGCATCGCAGCCGCCAACGAAGGCCGCGACGAACCCTCTGGCATTCAGTTGGGCGCGGGACAAGAGGACAAGGCCCTGCAGCAGCGTCGTCATCAGATCAAGGATGAGGGTTACGAACCCTACATGGCCAAAGACATGATGAAGGAGCTGCACGACAAGCATGTCGCTCCCGGTATGCGCGGAAAGTTCCTGTCGCCGCGCAAGGTGAAGGAAAACGGCGGCAC